GGTGGTAACGGTATCAAGTCGTTCCTAAACATTCTCGAAGATGCTCGTATTGAGCGTAAGGTTAAGGACAAGTATCCTGGAATTCGCAAGAACTTCTACGCTGGTTACAAGGAACTCTTTGAGCGTAACTTCTTCGGCGTAGAGGGTCGCGACCTCGATACACTTCGCTTCATCGACCGTGTCAACCTTTATTACAAGGTTGGTGCTTTCCTGAACATTCAGTTCTCGGAAGATGAGAAGGCAATCCTGCGCCGCATCGACGTTCTAGAAACTTGGGAAGAAGTTTCGGCGTTGGCAACCGAACTCTACGGTCTCGCTAAGACTGAACAGACTCCCGAAGAAACTGCCTTTGATGAGTTGATGGATCAACTCGGTGGTATGATGGGTGATGAATTCGACATGGACTCATCTTCCTCTGCTCCTTCCGAAACCTCTGATGGTCAGTCTGATGATGAGTCGGAAGAAACCGATGACACGCAAGATGGCGAAGGTCAATCGGGTGGAATGACTGACGAAACTGACAATGAGAACACCACCTCTGAAACTGATGAAGATGAATCTGGTGAAAATGGCGACGATCAAGAATATGATTCGCGCGAACCAGATGGTTCAAAGGGGTTTCAAGAAGAACCTTATTACAACGAAAATCCTATCGCTGAAACCGACGAACACTTCCGCAATCGTGAAGACGAACTGGTCGATGATAAGTCGCGTCCATATGTCTATGGCAACCTGACGATCGTAAAACCTTCTGACTATATTATTCCAATGAAACGGGTGATTGATAGCATCAAGATTACTGTTCGTGATGGTTACAACACTGTCAATTCTGAAACTGATGCAACTAAGGTTTACAACGAATTTCGTGCGAACAACCAAAAGTATATCAATCTGATGGTTCAAGAATTCGAAATGCGTCGTAAGGCATCTGAGTTTGCTCGTGCGACTGTTGCTAAGACTGGTCGTCTTGACACTGATCGTTTGTGGGCACATAAGATCAGCGAAGATTTGTTCGCTCGTCACACCATTATGCCTAACGGTAAGAACCATGGCATGCTTATGTTCCTCGACATGTCTGGTTCTATGGACATGAACATGAAAGGCACGATTGAGCAGATGGTTACGCTGGCAATGTTCTGCCGTAAGGTTCGTATCCCGTTGGAAGTTTACGGTTTCATCAATAACCAGTTTGCTAAGTCTGCATTCCCTGCGCACAATCGTGAACATCGTGAAATTACCACTGGTGAAAACAAGAACGATATCCAGATTGCTGATTCAAATTTCTTCTTGTATCAGTTCCTCGACGGGAGTTGCTCTAGTGCACAGTTTAATAATGCTGTAAAAAAGTTGCTGCATCTTGGTCATGCATATGAAAATCGTCGTTCGTATGGTAGTTATAAAAATCTGATTTACAGGTATCCTGATCACTTCGGTCTTGGTTCGACTCCTCTCGAGGAATCAGTTATCGTTGCTCGCTCGATTGCTGAACAGTTCCGCTCGAAGCATCGTCTCGAAGTTCTGTCGACCGTGTTCTTGACTGATGGTGACGGTGACAATAACTTTAACACCAATACCTATAACTACTACGGCAATAGCAATCTGACTATTGAAGATGCTAAGACTCGTAAGTCGGTTACTGTGAAGTATGACCGCGATAAGGGTATGCGCTCTGCCTACTCGAAGGCATTGCTCGAACTCTACGGTCAGGTGACTGGTTCGCGAGTGATCAATTTCTTCATCGTAGGATACAGCGAAAAGCATACTGCTCGTCGTATGCTCGGTGATGACTTCAATTTCGATGCCAAGTGGAAGACAGAATGGGTCAAGGACCGTGTGTTCACTCTCGACAACCACGGTGGGTTCCACAATCGCTTCCTCGTTCCAGGTGGCAAGAACCTTCAGATTGGCGCTGATACTTTGCAGGTTGATAGTGAGAATACGAAGCAAATCTTCCAAGCATTCAAAAAGATGCAGAACGGAAAGCAAGCAAACCGTGTTCTGCTTACCAAAATGATTCGGGCAGTAGCATAATGATAGGGAGATGGTCTGTGTTAGAATTGATTGGTTTGTTGACAGTTTTGGTTATTGCATTTTATGTATTGGGTGCAATGTTTTTGATTGCGCTTTCGCTATGGCCGCTGTGGATAATCTTGTATCTTTTTTACATATATCGCAAGAATAGGGCTTGACTTTATCTCGTTTTTGGGGTATACTGTGTATATAATTTGAAAAGGAAAATTTTATTATGGTTGATTTCCCCTCTGAACTTGAAACTCTCGTCCTCTGCTCGTGGTCGCGTGATGAAAATGGTGTCCTTCGTGCTGTATATCCCAATGGTGCTGGGTTTATGCTTCTTCGCAATGAAACCGTTGAATATTATGACTTCTGCAATGACGGTTCTCATGAACTAGTTGAGTCGCGTGAGTTGATTATTTCTTAAAAAACTGTTGACTTCTGCTGCGTTTTGCGGTAGAATGTATTATATTATGATGATGTGAGGATGATGAATATGATTATGAACCGTGAAGCACTGCTTGAAAAACTCTCCGCCAACAACACCAAGAACGGTGTTTTCCTTAAGAAGGAAATCGTTGCCGCTGCCCGTGACCTTGGTCAGAAGGTTCCCTTCTGGTTGTTGAACATGACCGAACACCGTATCGGTCGTGGTAAGTATAACCTGTCTCCTCTGATGGTAGGCAACGTTACCCCGATGCCAGTTCGCGAAGCAGCGAAGATTGTTATCGCTCCTAAGTTGGAAGTTCTTATTGAGAACCTCGTTCCTGCTGCTGACACGACTTACGTTCCATTCGGTTTTTATAAAGATCTAATCAAGATCTTGAACGCTGGTGTGTTCTATCCGACGTTCGTCTCTGGTCTTTCTGGTAACGGTAAGACCACGATGATTGAACAGGCATGTGCCAAGTTGAAGCGCGAATGCCTTCGTGTCAATATCTCGATTGAAACCGATGAAGACGATCTGATCGGTGGTAACACCCTGATCGACGGTAACGTTGTTTACCGCGAAGGTCCAGTCCTGACCGCCATGAAGCGTGGTGCTATCCTCATCCTCGACGAAATCGACCGTGGTTCGAACAAGATGATGTGTCTTCAAGCAATCCTTGAGGGCAAACCTTACTTCAATAAGAAGACTGGTGAAACTATCTTTCCCAAGGCAGGGTTCAACGTTATCGCCACTGCCAACACCAAGGGTCGTGGTTCTGACGATGGCAAGTTTATGTCTGCCCAAATCCTCGACGATGCTTTCCTTGAGCGTTTCGCCATCACCGTTGAGCAGGAATATCCTTCCGCCAAGATCGAAAAGAAGATCGTGCTGAACAAGATGGAGAAGGCAGGAAAGGTCGACGAAGAATTCGCCGATAAACTGACCACGTGGGCGGAAATCATCCGTAAGACTTTCTACGACGGTGGCGTCGACGAACTGGTTTCTACTCGTCGTCTTGAGCACATCGTCAATGCTTACGCGATGTTTAATTCACGCAGCAAGGCAATCGAACTTTGCGTTAATCGCTTCGATGCCGATACCAAGGCAGCATTCCTCGACCTCTATAAGAAAGTCGACGTTGATGCAGTGCCAGATGATGGTGTGAATGAAGATGCATATTTTAACCAAATGACTGAAGAAGTCCCATTCTAAGGAGAAACTATGACAATTGAATACAGATATAATGAGGGTGATCTCCTACGGGAGATCACCGACTACGTAGATTCCACATATGATGGACATTACGCACAAAACCAATATCAGGCGACCGAGTTTATTATCGACGGTGGTCATGGTATTGGATTTACTGTTGGGAATATTTTAAAGTATGCTCAACGTTATGGTCACAAGGGAACACCTGAAGACTGGCGTAAGGATCTCATGAAGGTCATTCATTACGCAATCATTGCATTACATGTGCATGATGAAGAAGTTGGAGTCGAAGATGATTTCGACGAAAATACTTTTGTTCTAAACACCGATACTGAATCATTTACTACCATGGGAAGTGCAACAAATACCTTGACTTTCTTCAATAATGATAGTATAACTGATGGTGGTACTATTACTTTACCACGTCTTAAAACCTCTCTGACTACTAAGGATTAATATATTATGAAGATCTCAAATGAAACTCTCGCCGTTCTAAAGAACTTTGCCTCGATTAATACGAACATTGTCGTTCGCGAGGGTTCAGTTCTTGCGACCGTGAGTGAAGGTAAGAACATTCTGACTCTTGCCACTGTCTCCGAATCATTCCCTCGCGAATTCGCAGTGTATGATTTGCCCAACCTCCTTGCTCTTCTCAGCATCTGGGACGAACAAGATATCGAGTTTGAACAGTCGAGTATGTTCTTGCGTAAGGACAAGTCGGAATTCGAGTATGGTTATGCTGACCCATCAGTAGTTACCGCTGCTCCCTATAAGTCACTCGAGATTGATCCGTTCTTCACCTTCAAGATGACTGCTGCTGAGATTGGCATGGTCCAGAAGGCAGCATCCATTCTTTCTGCTCCGACCATGAGCGTTGTCTCAAAGGGCGGTAAGGTGACTCTGACTGTTAGCGACCCTGCTAATCCTCGTGCAAATGCATTCCGTCGCGAACTAGACAATAACGCAGATGGTGACTTTGATTGTCGTCTGAAGGTCGAGAACCTGAAGGTTATTGCTGATGACTATGAGGTAACACTCGGAAAGAAGAAGGCAATGCACTTTAACAACCTGACCAAGAAGTTGGAATACTGGTTGGCGATGGAACCTTCGTCGGTCGTATAAGGATACAGTCATGGATAAGTTAGAAATTACATTTAGTGCACGAATTCCGTATGACAATGATGTAGATGGTCGTGCAATGTCTATCGAATTCACTACAAGTAGTGTTGAAGAAGTCATTCGTCAGTTTAATAAATTCCTGATTGTCAATGATTGGGATGCTCAAGTGGAGAATGTTAATGGTTGATAATCTACCGACAGTTGTTCCGAGTGTAGTCTTCAAGACTCGTGTTCGTGATGATACTATTGAGGATTTGAATCCTTATCGTTGGGAGGATGTGACATCGTTCGATCTTTTCGCGGGTAAACGTGTCATCCTATTCTCGCTTCCTGGAGCATTTACGCCTACTTGTTCGACAATGCAACTTCCTGGATTCGAAGAACTGGCGATGCGTTTCTACTCTCATGGTATTGACGATATCTACTGCCTGTCAGTCAACGATTCATTCGTTATGAATTGTTGGGCGAAGGATCAGAAACTAGAGCATGTTAAGGTTATCCCTGATGGTTCTGCAGAGTTTACTTCTGGTATGAACATGGAAGTTTATAAGGACAATCTTGGTTTTGGCATTCGTTCTTGGCGGTATGCAGTTGTTGTAGATAATGGTAAGATCGAGAAGTGGTTTATCGAACCTGGGAAGGAAGATAACTGCGAGACTGATCCGTATGGCGAGACTGATCCATACACTATCTTGCATTGGTTGCAAACGAATAGTTAATCAAACTTCGCTGAGGGTGATGTCTGCTGCTGCGAAGAGCGTCATCGATGAGGCATCACCCACCTTTTATTATGGAGATTATTATGAGCAATGAACAATTCCTTTGGGTTGAAAAGTATCGTCCTCGTAAATTGGACGACTGTATCCTTCCAGATGCACAATTGAACACCTTCCGCCAGTTTGTTGAGTCTGGTGAAATTCCTAACATGCTTCTTTGTGGTACTGCGGGTGTTGGTAAGACTACCATCGCTCGAGCAGTCTGTGAAGAACTTGGGTGCGATTACATCATCATCAACGGTTCTGACGATAGAAATATTGAAACTCTGCGTGTCAAGATTACAGAGTTTGCTGCGTCGGTTTCATTTAATGGTAAACCCAAGATCGTAATTCTTGATGAGGCAGATTACCTCAATCCAAATTCAACTCAACCTGCGCTTCGTGCGTTTATTGAGCAATATTCAAACAACTGTCGGTTTATCTTTACTTGTAATTTCAAGGATAAGATTATCTCTCCTCTGCATAGTCGTTGTGCAGTCATCGAATTTAAACTTACCAAGGCAGACCGTCCGAAAATGGCAGGTCGGTTCATGAAACGATTGACTGACATTCTTCGTGGAGAAAATGTCACCTTCGATGAGAAGGTGGTCGCTCATGTTCTCAAGAAGCACTTCCCTGACTATCGCCGTGTTTTAAACGAACTGCAGCGGTATAGTGTCGGCGGCACTATTGACGAGGGTGTTCTTAATACCAGTCGTGATCTTGATATGAAGAGTCTTTTGACTTATCTTCAAGGCAAGGATTGGACGAAGATGCGTGCATGGGTTGTAGAAAATATGGATAGTGATCCTAATGCAATCATTCGTAAGATCTATGACAGTTATCTTGATGAATTTAAAAATATTCCTGCCATCATTCTTCTTCTCGCTGACTATCAATACAAGGCAGCATTTGCAGTCGATCAGGAAATCAATCTGGTTGCGTGTTTGACTGACATTATGGCGACTGCGGTGTGGAAATGAAGGAAGCAATCCTAGAAGGTTTGGGTGAACCTACTAAGATTTACACTGCAGAAGATTATGTTGAGAAGATAACTAAGATAAGTCCATTTGAATTTGTCAAGAACATCAATCAACAAAAGAATCTCATTGTAGACGAACGATCAGAAAAACAATACACCCCATATATCATTAATCGAGCACTTTCGCTAGATCGAGAAACCATCGTTCAAGCGAATGAGGTCAATTGCCGTCCTCACCTAGCTCATGCTCTCCAAAATGCATTTCTTATAAATACTATAAGGGCGAAAAACCGATGGAATCCATGGTTGAAGTCCGAAAAGAATGCTGATGTAGAGTTGATCAAAGAGTATTATGGTTATAGCAATGAAAAAGCACGCCAAGCACTCTCAATTCTCTCTGAAGAACAAAAACAATACATAAAAGAGAAATTGAATAAAGGTGGCAACAAATGACTGATGATTTTTTTGATATCGACTTTCCAGGGTATGCACCCTTAGAAGTAACCCTCAAGAATCCCGACGACTTTCTAAAGGTGCGAGAAACTCTTTCTCGTATTGGGGTAGCATCACGCAAGGAAAAGACTCTTTTCCAGTCCTGCCATATCCTCCACAAACAGAGCAGATACTTTATTGTTCACTTCAAGGAACTCTTTGCCTTAGATGGTAAGGGTGCTGACTTTAGTGACAATGATTTAGAACGTAGAAATACTATTGCCAAGTTGCTCGGTGACTGGGGTCTAATAGATATTAAGAATCCAGAACTGCACGAAAATTGTGCACCACTAAATCAGATTAAGATTATCGCCTATAAAGAAAAGGGCGAGTGGGAACTGGTTCAAAAATATAATATTGGCGCAAAAAGAAATTAAAAAAACTATTTACTTTTCTTCTAAATTGTAGTATAAATAGAGTGTGCCATGCTTCGGATGGCACACTTTTTTAAACTCGCTTAATAGGAGCAAAATATGAAATTTAATACAACTAATTTAGCAGACTTCGACCGTTATTTTGTTGGCGCTGATCGCGTCATGAAACGGTTGGCAGATATTGCTGATCAATCGGCACAGATGATGCCAATTAAATATCCTCCATACAATATCAAGAAAGTCGATGAAGATCGCTACGTAATCGAACTGGCAGTTGCTGGTTTCGGTAAAGCGGACATTGATATTCAATTGCAAGAGGGTATGCTGAGCATCCAAGGAAAGTGCGATTCATCTGAGTCTACTGAATATCTCTACAAGGGAATCGCAGAGCGAGGATTCAAACGTGAATTCACTCTTGCTGACAATGTGGAAGTAAAAAGTTCTTCTCTGGTTAATGGTATGCTGAAGATTTGGTTAGAAGCATTTATTCCAGAAGAAAAGAAAGCGAAGAAAATCGACATTACCGATGATAGTGAATATCCATCGCAGGCTGCCGAATTCTTAGCAGAAGGTAAAACTAAATAATCTTAATCTAAATAATGAAAGTATAAAGTATGTCCAATATCAAATGTGTTAAGTTGATCAGTGGGGATGAAATCATTGCAGATGTTTCTGAGTTTGATGATGGAAACCTTGTTGTTCTCAGTAAACCTCTACTAATTATGATGGTTCCCCAAGGTCAAAATAACCAGTTTGGTATTGGACTTGCTCCATTCTGCCCCTATGCGAAGGACAACATTGTTCCTATTCGCGGTGGTGCAATCGTTTCAATTTTCGATCCAGAAACTGGTATGCTGAATGAGTATAACACTCGGTATGGATCGGGTCTAGTCGTTCCAGAAAGTAAAATCATTATATGAAGAACTTTATTGCTGCTCTATTTTTATTCGCTCTACCGACTGCTGCTAATGCGTCCCCCTGCGATCAGTTCTATCCAAATGGTAAGGAAATCGTAGTACCTAATACTACGGTTCTCTGCAACTCTTTCTTTGCAATTGTTTATGACGATGCTCGTAATGCAAATGTTTTCTCGACGGAGATTGCACAGGAACGAGTAAAGAAAACACCACGCACCGACGACTTCCGTCCAGATAAGCGCATCGCTGATTCACCAACCCATGCTGATTATACCAACTCTGGTTACGATCGTGGGCATATGGTTCCTGCTGCAAACGCAGACGATCCAAACGAAATGTCAGATACTTTCCTGATGACAAACATGACTCCACAGTTGCCTTCGGTCAACCGTATAGCATGGAAGAATCTTGAGGAACGTGTTCGTTCGGTTCCGTTCAAGTGGGTTGTGACTGGTGCACATTACTCTAAGAATCCAAAACTGGTTGGTAAGAGTAAGGTTCCTGTTCCAGACTTTCTTTATAAGGTAGCATTCTTCGAGAGTGGAAATGTTGCAGTCTATATTGTAGACAATCTAGTTCCCAAGTCACAGGTTTCAACTATGAAACTGGAAGAACTAGAAGCAAAGATTGGTTACAAACTACGATAAATCCCTTTACTTTATTATGTTTTTACGGTATAGTAGTATTTGATGATGAGGGATTTATATGAAATTTTATACATGCGCACACCAATATGGTTCCAAGGTTTTAGTCCGTGGAGTAAATAATGGTGTGCGTTTTACTAAGAGGGCAGACTTCTCCCCGACTTTGTATGTGAAGTCAAAAGAACCAAGCAAGTTTAAGTCTTTGTATGGCGAAGATTTACAACCTGTAGAATTTGCCAATAACAATGAAGCAAAAGAATTTGTTCAAACTTATGGTCAGGTAGAGAACTTCCCGATCTACGGTCAGACTAATTATGGGTATCAGTATATCACCCATACATATCCTGGAGAAATCCAGTGGGATATTACGCAACTAAACATTCAGACTATCGATATTGAAACGTCGGCGGAACATGGGTTCCCTGACGTTCAAAACCCTATCGAAGAAGTTCTTCTAATCACCGTCAAGAATCTTATCACTCGCCAAATCATCACATTTGGTTGCGGTGATTTTGATGACAAGTGCGAGGAAGTCGAGAGTCTTCGCGCCCAAGGCAACAAGTTCTTGTATGTCAAGTGCGATAATGAGCGTGATCTCCTTGAGACGTTCGTTCGTTTTTACTCTGAGAATTATCCTGACATCATCACAGGTTGGAACTGCGACCTATTCGATATTGCGTATCTAATCTCTCGCGTTGAGCGTTTGTTCTGCTCCGAGGATGACACAACTATGAAGAAGAAGTTCTCTCCATGGGGACTTGTTCGTCGTAAGAATGTGACTATCATGGGTCGTGAACATGTCTCCTATGACATCACTGGTGTTGCCATCATTGACTACATCGATCTCTATAAGAAGTTTACCTATGTTCGTCGGGAAAGTTATAAACTCGACTACATCGGTGAGGTTGAACTTGGTCTTAAAAAGATGGAAAATCCATATGAGAGTTTCCGTGAATTTTATGTCAAGGACTGGCAGAAGTTTGTAGAGTATAACATTCGAGACGTTGAGATCGTTGATGCACTCGAGCACAAGATGAAGTTGATTGAACTGATTCTGACGATGGCATACGATGCTAAGTGTAACTTCAATGATGTGTTCTCTCAGGTTCGAACATGGGATTGTATCATCTACAATCACCTTCATAATCAGAATATCCAGATTCCTCAGAAGAAAGAGAGTCGTGGTCGACAGATTGAAGGTGCGTTTGTGCAGGAACCAAAACCTGGACAGTACGACTGGGTTGTGTCATTCGATGCGACCTCCCTGTATCCGTCAATCATTATGCAGTATAATCAGTCGCCCGAAACATTCGTCGAGGGTCATGTTAAAGACACGACAGTCAACGGATTGCTCGAAGGCAAGTATAATCTTGATGATCTACAGACCAACGATTACACCATGACTGCCAATGGTTATTGTTATACTCGAGAAAAGCAGGGTAAGTTTCCTGAGATTGTTCAGAAGTTCTTCGATGACCGACAGCGTTATAAGAAATTGATGATTGCTGCCGAGAAAGAATATGAAATTACTAAAGATTCTCGACTGAAGAATGACATCTCAAAGTATAACAACTTCCAGATGGCGAGAAAGATTCAGTTGAACTCGCTGTTCGGTGCGTGGGGTAACGAATACTTCCGTTATTATGACTCTCGTATTGCCGAGGGTATCACAATGACTGGTCAATATATTATTCGCAAAGTCGGCACAGCACTTGATGTTTATCTTAATAAAGTCGTAGGAACAAATGGACACAACTACTCTTTCTACAGTGATACTGATTCTTGTTATATTTCCTTGGACCCTCTTGTTCGTAAGTATTATAGCAATCTACCACGCGATAAACTCATTGACGTTCTCGATAAAATCTGCGAAGAGAAAATCACAGAGACGATCAACAAGAGTTGCGATGGACTTGCGGACTACACGAACGCATTTCAAAAGAAGATTATCTTCAAACGTGAAGCAATCGCAGAACGTGGTCTCTGGGTTGCGAAGAAAAGGTATGCACTCAACGTCTACGATAATGAAGGTGTCCGATACAAAGATCCGAAACTCAAGGTCATGGGTCTTGAGATCGTTCGTTCTTCCACTCCAGCACCTGTTCGAGAAAGTCTCAAGGAAGCAGTAAGACTGGCACTGACAACTGACGAGAAAACTCTACAGGGTTTTATCGAGCATACTCGCATCTTGTTCAACAAGTTTGAACCAGAGCAAATTGCATTCCCTCGTGGTGTGAATGGTCTTATGAAGTATACTTCTGGTGCAGACATCTATGCCAAGGGAACACCTATGCATGTTCGAGGTGCGTTAATGTATAACCACCTTTTGCGTAAGAATAAACTAGATAAGAAATATGAGTTGATTCAAGAAGGGGAAAAGATTAAGTTTCTCTACTTGAAGGAACCTAATCATATTCGAGAAAATTGTATCGCTTTTATTGGAAAGATTCCAAAAGAGCTTGACTTAGATAGGTATATAGACTATAATACAATGTTCGAGAAGAGTTTCTTGGAACCAATTAAACAAATTATCGAAGGTCTTGGTTGGCAGACCGAAGTAACCGCAACACTAGAGGATTTATTTACATGAGTGATTTAATTGATAGACTTAAAAAGAACAGCACAATCAAAGAGACTAATGTTCTCTCTCAGAGTAAGTTGTTCAGTACGAAAGATCTAATTCAGACTGCAGTTCCTGCACTGAACGTAGCACTTTCTGGTAAGTTAGACGGTGGTCTAACTCCAGGATTGACCATTTTTGCTGGTCCATCTAAGCACTTCAAGACTGCATTTGCAATGATGCTAGTCAAGAGTTTCTTGGATAAGTATGACGATGGTGTTGTCCTGTTCTATGACTCGGAGTTTGGTGCTCCGCAGTCGTACTTTGAGAACTTCGGTATTAACACCGATAAAATTATTCATACTCCCATCACTGACATTGAGCAGTTGAAGCATGATATTATGAAGCAGGTGAACGAACTTGAGCGTAAGGATCGTGTCATGATTGTCGTTGACTCAGTTGGCAATTTGGCATCGAAGAAGGAAGTAGACGATGCGCTTGACGGTAAGTCAGTCGCAGATATGACTCGTGCAAAGCAGATGAAGTCGTTGTTCCGTATGATTACTCC